AGCAGGAATTACACGAGCACTGGTATTTAACTGAGCACGGGTAACAGTTACTTGGTCAACAAGATCATTGATACCAGATGCAGCGATCACAACAACTTCAGCATCTGTATCACCCAACTCACCTAGAGTCACATACATGCCATCAGCAAGACCCGTTGTGCGGGAGAATGCCATGGTTGTAACACCAGTAGCATAAGGAGTATATTCAAAATATGCTCCAACTGAGTCACCACCACGATATACAGCAGTATAACCAGATCCACCTCCAGTTACAGTCTCACCACCAACAAATTCACCTGCAATACTGTCAGGAGTAAATTGAGTGTTGGAGATCTCCTTTACCTGTGTATAGTAGACAACCTCACCCGATGCCTTGAAAATATCAAGGATCTTACCAGTTGAGTTGTTGGTGGTAGTAAACTCAGTGCCAGGAATAGCATCACCAAAGCTAAAACCAGGGTTTAGAGTAACTTTATATGCCGAGATGGGATTTCCCTTGGCAAATTTATAAGTAGATGCCGATCCACCATTCTCAGATTCGGGTCCATCTAGGTGCAGCACCTGATCGTAGTCCCTTAATGCCATCCGATAAGTGGCACCACTACCAGACTGGTTGCACACATTAACAACTGTGCTGCCAGTTACGGTAGTAGGACAACGATAGAGGACCGTATTAGCGGTCGCTCCTGGTTTTTTAGCTGCGAGTCTTCCTGCTGTCATTTGTTAATTACCAACCTGCTTGGAAAAATGATTGTAGTCTTAGTTGCCCACCTAACACAGGTGCGGCAAGTGCTCCACCGAAACTAATTGCAACATCACTAATATTATTAGTGGATAGAAGTGTTGCATCAGCGTCAGGGAATTGAATGGAGCGTGCTCCAGTCAAGTTGCTGGCATCAATAGTCATGATGCCGTTAACGTCTTCTGGGTTATTTATCTTCGCCAGTTCTAACGTTTTATTATAAAGAGTTTGTGTCTTCCTTTCAGCAACCAACATGTTAGATGCTGTGCCGTTATTCAAAGGTGCTGCTGGATCATCATCAGGGAAACTAAACGCATAGGTTTGGTTGTCCTCAATGTTACTGAGATCCAATTGGATCTTTCTAGTATCATCACCAACGTCAGCAAAGATTGCACCTTTGTAAATCTTGTTACTAAGTGTCTGTGACGATGCTTCACCAACTACCCTAATATTCATATCAGGGAAAGTCACCACACGGTTATTACTTAACAGTGAAGAGTCAAAGATCACATACCTTGTGGGGTCATTCTCTTCATCTGTTGAGGGAGTGTTAGAGAATGTGGGGTTGACCATGTTTTTGTTGAAAACATTTTGGTCAGAGATGTCGTCCAACAAAGTAGACTGAGTATTAGCAGCACCAAAGTCAGGCAACTTGTAAGTGTGCTGACCAGGACTTTCCCAAGCGTCACACTCAAATTTTGCGATCTTATCAGTTGAAGTAGATCCTGTGATCTGCAACTCACCGTCTTTAATAATGATCGTCTTGTTTGTAACAGTCTGGAAAGTATCATTCGCCAGAATAGTGGTGCTTGTGTTTGTACCTACGTTAGGTAGATCGAAACGACGGGTGCCAGACTGAGTTGAGATTGTATCAACGTTGAATTGCACTCTCTTTGCAGGGTTTTGATCACCTTGCAAGAAGAACTGTGCATCAGTCTGAATGATAGGACCATTAACAGTAAAAAATCCACTACCCTGTGGAGTCATTTCCATGCTTGACGTTGCAGATGCACTGTCAACAGCACGAATGATCAGGGTAGAGGATCCATCAGTGTTTTCTCTTCTAGTATTATAGAGAGATGCTGATCCAAATGCTAGACCAATCTCATTAATCGCTGACTGATATATCCCACTGTCTCGGTCCAAGTCAAAAGCTAATCCTGGTGCTGTTGCGCTACCTGCGCTCACACCACGGAATAGTTGATTGACCTTTGCCTTACGGTTTGGAATCAGAGGGTCAGAGATAACGATAGGCAGAATTGCCTCGCCAGTAACGAGGGCGTCTGCAATCGTATCTAATTGGGATATACGTTTAGTTGCCACGAAATCTCAGCACAATTGCTACAGTTTTATTTATAACCGTTTTTCTCCAACCATTCATTCGTCATGGGTGTAGGAGGATAAACTTCCCACATATTACCCCGCGCACATGCTTGGAGAGCACTCATTGTCATTCCTTCAGTCTTACCTGCCCAGAATGCTTCTTTCTCCCAGGGAATTGCTCCTGGTTGAAATCTGTAAGTATCAGCAGCAATCTCTTGCCAGATCTTAGGAACTTTGTCCTCATCCATAATGATAGCAATCATGGAGTTGTTGATAGTGCCTGCCATACAATCTTGTGCAGCGTGCCATCCTTCATGACGCATCACACTCATCAAAGTCTCAGGACGATGCATGAATGCTCGGTTGAGGTAGAAGTTGTTGCTCACAGTGTGGTATACACCACGATGTCCAACAGGGAAGTATTTTGAATCTGCAAGATATACTCGGACTCCAACCTGATTCAATGCTACAAGCATTTGGTTGAATTCATTAGAAGCGAAGGTAAACCTATCGGGACTATCATACTGAGACGAGACATCTAGAAGTGAAAAGACTTCTGATACCCCCTCAGTACATTCCTGCAGGAGCATACAACCCATAGAATGATTAGTGAAGTACTCACTATCTTTGAGTGGTTTGGCATTAACTGGCAAAGTTGCCAATCCTAGCAGTGCTCCTGCCAGTAATACATTGCGAAATTTCATACTAATACTCGGTTTAATTGACCATTGATAAAGTGAAGCATCATCCTAGGAAAGGGTGCATAATGTGCATCCCAGACTGAAGGATAGATTTCAATACTTTTCGTAACAAAATAAGGTTTTACCTTACCATGCAAACCGTTGGGCACATAACCTTTAGGATCTTCTCTTGAAAAGTCCTGAGTTTCTGTGTAATCAACTTCCCATAACCGTCCCACAGGATCTAAGAAAAATGTATATGCCCATCCGTCAAGATCTTTTGTTTGCAGAGATCTTTTGAAAAAACCTGCACCAAGATCATAATGACATAGGATGGTATCATACATTGTAAAATCCTCAAGAAAAACTCAATGTTGCCCTTGGTCCTAATACCATAGGCTCATGATACACATATTTAGGTATATACAGTATATCGCCTGGTTCCATAAAAACTTCACCAAGACCATCTACAGTATAACCTATATCTCCGATAACTGGCACAATCATGACATTTACTTCATCATTATGCCTACCAAATGTACTAGACCCACCACTAAGTGAAACGTATTGGTGGAAATCTCTCATACCATAGTTGAGTTTCATATGCTCTGCAAGAGGACGCATACTCCATGGAGTATAGTTTCCCTCACATACCATGGTATTCATGGCACCTCTGTGTAGGATGACATCTTCAGATTCGTTAAGAATTTCTTCAGGTTTCACTTTTGGTGCTATGACCGTGAAGTTTTTTTGTGCCCTGTCATATTCTAACTTATCAAATACATCTTCCCAAGTGATGTTACTTACATCAACTTTTCTTTTTGACAGCTGTGCTTGAGTCATAGAGTTTTTTAACTGCTTTAACTACAGCGGGAGTTTCTTCCCATTCCCAGGTGTCTCCACCTTTTGAGATAAACTGTTTCTTAGGCATTTTTCTCCTCCTTTTTTGTTTTGAAGTAGAGTTTATAATACCTCTTCTTCATTTCATTAATGGTGTCCATGTCTTCCTGGAATCCCATATATTTGAGATGTTGGGATGTACCTTCCATCTCACTAATTAGGAGCAGAAGACCCACCGCTGTGACAGGTCTCCCACCGAAATCATATTCAGTCAGGGACTTCCTCATAATTTTCAATCCAATCACTAAGATCAAACAAGATAGGATGACACCCTTCCAGCACCAGATAATCTGATGCTGTATAGAGATCGTCTAACGTATACTCTCGTGCAGTATCTGCATCGAGTTTGACTTCATCTAATTCACTCATAAACTTCGGAAGCTCTTCAAATGTAAACGGCATACCCTGGATGAAATACATCTGGACTATACCTATGTCTTGCAAATGATGAAACGAGCTTGTGATCCGAATCTTATTCATTTTAGAAGTTCTGCGTCATTTCTCCTAGTGACTCTGTAACGTATGCACTGACCGCAGCAGGATCAGGCACAAATTCTTCAGGGTCTGGGATATTTATCTCAGATCCTTTATCCTTTGTGATAAGCGGGGTCATCATACAAACTCCTCCGTCATGGATGATTTTGATGGTGTGACCTCTCTCAACAAGAGAGAATACGAAGTCAAAGTTTTCTTGGACTTCTGCACAGGATAACGTAATAATGCTATTCATGCGAGATAAGTGATTAGATCTTTTGGAAGGTTTTCATTGAAGGAAACAATAGTCTCCTGAAATCCCTCGGCACCTTCTTCATCAAACTTCCATTTGATCAACTCATCCACACCCTCGTTGTCCATCATTCTGATGGTGCGTTGAGAGATGTTGACCCAGATGTGCTCAAGGTAGGTTTCGTCAGTGGACATGGGAGCATGATGAAGACTCCCATATCATACATCAATTCAGCAGTAATGGCAAGCCATAGACCTGATGGGGTCCGAGTCCGCAACCTGTTGCCATGTAACCCGTGCCAACACCCGTGTGGATCAGTCCAGTAGCGACCTGATTCAGCAGGGCACCCGTGGGCACGAACTCAGCGATCACACCTGTAGGAGATGCGATGAAGGTTGAGTGGACACCTGCAGTAGATCCCATGATGATATCATTCATGGATGCAGGCATTGATGTGCCCAGACAGATCCTAGTCTGTGTTGGTGGTGCAAGACCAGGGATAGGAAGGTCAGTAGTGATATCAATGATAGCACCATTCACAAAGGTGAATTGACCCGATAATGCTTTGAGTGGGTTGAATACTGCAACGATCTCGAATCTACCACTGTTGAGGAAGGAAGAGATCCAGTTTGCTTCGTTAGTAATCTCACCAGATGCCACGTTTTCAATCGTGTTTGCTTCAGACTTAATAGTCTGAGAGTTAAATGCTAGTGAGTTAATTGCAGTGATCTTAACCTTTGCACCCTGAATACTAACGTCACCAGTGTATGCAATGTCATGATCACCCTCTTTACGAGATGCAGACTTCTGCTCTTTCTTGTCTTCCAAGTTACCAGATAGTTGACTACCCCATGGCACTCTACCCTGTTCATCTGCCTCAGGATGGAAAGGAATCTCATCAACAGGATAGAAGTGACCACCAGGCAATGCCTTGAAGTATTGATCACGCTCAGTCTGCTGAATATGGACCATGTTAATCATGTCCTGCTTCTTATTCTTCTTCCTAGTAGAAGACTTATCAGCACCACCAGTATCTAAACTGGAAGTAACATCAGTTCCTGCAGCAGAAATCTTAGTTGACTTTCTGCCAGTGCCAGTCTGACTGTCGAAACGTTGAGTTGACTTGATTGCCTGAGCATCAAGGTCACTCTTTGCCTCAGTCTTATCTGCCTTCTTAGATGATCCCTTAGACTTTGCTTGAGGACCCTGAGAAGCATTATCATTCTTAGCTCCTGTTACTTCCTCTTGATAGTTACCCATGACCTTCAGAT